TTATTCAAGCATCTCATGCCCCGTCTGGAATTTGAATGTAAGCCGCCCATCCCGGTGGACGGTGACAATGTCGATGACCGTGAGCCAAAGCCGGTCATCAAACTCCGTGAGGGACTCTCCGTACTCCGCCAGTTCGAACATAAAGCCGCCGATGTCCTCGGCCTTGGCTTCCCGCTGGGCCTTTGCCGCCTGGAGCTTCTCCAGCTTGGCCTTGGCGGTTTCGTACCGTTCTGCCAGGCCGTTGTACCGTTCCAGGTAAGTGGTCTGGTCCTGTGCCGTGGTGGAATTCTCTTCGATGCACCGCTTGGTTAGCTCGGCCACCACCTCCATTTCGGAAAGAAGCGCCGAAATCTCACTGTCCAGGGAGCCGGTGTCGGTAAGCGCCGCTTGCATGGTGCGGCACTCGTCCAGCAGCCGCTCTTTGTCCGAAACCAGCGTATTGAAGGCATCCAGGAACCGGGCCTTGATCTCCTCCTCGGTCAGGTGCGGGGTCTGACACTTTTCCTCGCCGGTGAACTTGCTGTTGCACCGCCAGATGGTGCGCCGGTATTTGTCGGTAGAATGCCAGACCTTGGAGCCAAAGTAACCGCCGCAGTCTCCGCAGACCAGCCGGGAGGAAAAGATGCTGTTGCCGCTGTAGCTGCGCCCGATGGCTTTCCTGCGCTCCAGCTCCCGCTGCACCAGCTTCCACTCGGCGGGGTCAATGATGGCCGGGTGGCTGTTCTCCACATAGTACTGCGGCACCTCGCCTTCGTTTTTCTTCTGTTTTTTGGTGAGGAAATCCACCGTGAACGCCTTTTGTAGGAGGGCTTCGCCCTTGTACTTCTCGTTTTTGAGAATGCTCTCCACAGTGCTTGCCGCCCACTTTTTCTTGCCGGCGGGGGTTGGTATCCCCTCCCTGGTGAGAAGTCCTGCGATTGAACCGGTGGTCTTTCCGCTGAGGAACAGACTGTAAATCCAGCGGACGGTTTCTGCTTCCTCCGGCACGATCTCCGGCAAACCGTTGTCGCCCTTCCGATAGCCCAGGAAGTGGCTATACGGCAGGCTGACCTTTCCATCGGCGAAACGCTTTCTCTGGCCCCAGGTGACGTTCTCTGAAATGGAGCGGCTCTCCTCCTGCGCCAGAGAGGACATGATGGTGATCAGCAGTTCGCCCTTGCTGTCCAGGGTGTAGATATTTTCCTTTTCAAAATAGACCTCCACGCCCTTCTCCTTCAGCTTGCGGACGGTCACCAGGCTGTCTACAGTGTTCCGGGCAAACCGGCTGACGGATTTCGTCACGATGAGGTCGATTTTCCCATCGAGCGCATCCCGCACCATCTGGTTGAAACCCTCGCGCTTTTTGGTGTTCACCGCTGAAATGCCTTCATCGGTGTAGACCCTTACGAACTCCCATTCCGGCTTGGACTGTATGAAGCGGGTGTAGTAGTCCACCTGGGCTTCGTAGCTGGTGAGCTGTTCCTCGCTGGAGGTGGAGACGCGGGCATAGGCCGCTACCCGCCGGCGCACCACAGCGTTACGCGCCAGGTGTGTGATGGGCTGAATGGTGGGCGGGATGACCGTTACGGCTCTTGCCATTTTTCACCTCTCCTTTGCGCCAGCGCCCGCTGCCGGGCGATTTCCTTCATCTCCGGCGTCCAGCTCTTGGCCCTGGATATGTGTTCCCAATGCCGCTCTGCCGTGGAGCCGTCTTTGAAATGGAACACCAGGGTCTTGTCCGGGAGGGCATCGATGCCTTTGACCCTTTCCAGGAAAACTCCCTCATCGAACTGAGCAAGACCGAGCACCTGGGCGGCAAGGTCGTAGAGCAGCTTCTCCGGGATCTGGGATGTGCCGCAGGAAGGCAGATCTGTCTGCACCGCAGTTGGGCAGTTCCAGAAATGTCGCTTCCCGCCAGTGCATCGCTTGTAGTTGCGACCGCACACCGTGCAGGTAATCATACTGGTAAAGGCTGACCGCCGGCGAGGCCGCTTGATCGGGCTGTTTTCCGTAATTCCGGCAAGAAGCTCCTGGGCGGCATCAAAGGCGGCCTGGTCAATGATGGCTTCATGGGTTCCCTCCGCATAGTATTGGGGCAGCTCACCCCGGTTTGGAATCTCCTTTTTCTCCAGATGGTTGTTCCGGTACTGCTTTTGCAGGAGTGCATTGCCCAAGTACTTTTCATTGGACAGCATCTCCCGGATTCGCATGGAGTTCCATTTCCCGCCCAGAACACCGGTGAACCCTCGCCGGTTTAGGTCAATGGCCAGACTGGTAAGGGATTCGCCCTCCAAAGCTCTGCGGAACACCTCCCGCACCACCGCCGCCTTTTCTGGGTCAACGGTCACGCGGCCTTTCTCGATTTTGTAGCCGAACAGGAAACGCAGGTTGACCAACTCGCCGCGCTCGAACCCTCGGCGAATCCGCCACTTCTGATTCTCGCTGGCGGAGCGGCTCTCTTCCTGTGCGTAGGAAGCCAGGATGGTCATCATCAGTTCTCCGTCTGCGCTCATAGTGTGGATGTTCTGTTCCTCAAAATAAACGTCAACCCCCAGGGCTTTCAGCTCGCGGACGGTTTCCAGCAGGGTCACCGTGTTCCTCGCAAAGCGAGAGATGGACTTGGTGATGACCATGTCGATGTTTCCGGCACGGCACTCAGCCAGCAGACTTTGAAACCCGTCCCGGCTGTCCTTGGTGCCGGTGAACGCTTCATCGGCGTAGACCCCGCAGTAAAGCCAGCCAGTGTGCTTCTGGATCAGCGCACTGTAGTAGCTCACCTGTGCGGACAAAGAATGCAGCATGGCATCCTTCCCGGAGGAAACTCTGGCATAGGCCGCGACCCGCTTTAAGCTGGGCCGCATGGGTGCGGGGAATGAAATTTGTTGAATGGTTCTTGCCATTCCGGCACCTCCTTGTCTAGTGCATATTACCTCTAACGGGGCCTGTTATCCAGTAATTTCAGCCCTTCATAGCGGAATATGCTACACGAAGATACCCCATACTTTTTGGCGATAATTGTATCAATTTCGCGGTAGTCATCCTCGCTGATGATGTCCTGCCGGAGCATATTCCTGGCAAGGCTCATGGCGGTCTGGTAAGCGGTCAAACGCTGGTACAGCTCATCCATCGGCGCTCACCACCTTTTTCCGAGCTGCGGTGTAGCAGATGCGGGAGCAGTAACGCCGGCCTTTCGCACCGCTTTGAAACGAGCGTCCGCAGTAAGTGCAGGTAAAGGTGTGGAGTGTCCGCTTCCCGCCCTTGTCTGGGTGTGCGTTCCACCAAGAGATGCGGCACGAGTCCGAGCAGAACCGTTTTCGTTTTCGGTGGGGTACCTGGACGATGGGCTTCCCGCACCTCTCGCAGACATCTGGAACGGCAGCGGCATTCTCTCCAGCGGGATGGCGGCGGAGGTAGGTTTTCACGCTGTTGACCGGCAGGGCCAGGGCGGCGGCGATTTTCTTATACCCCAGCCCCTCCTGCCTCAGTTTATGGATTTTGAGCTTTTCGGCTTCTGTCATAACAAGCCCCTTCCTTTGGTCATAAAACATTTCTCACTTTACAGCCAAAGGAAGGGACGATTATGAGGGAAATACGCAAAAAAATATTGCCCACCAGAGAGTTTCTCTCCGGTGGGCAGTTAGTCATGCCGTATGAAATTGATCGTGATACCGTTTGAGCATCACGCAGAACTGCTCTCGGGTCAGTGGGCTGCGGAGCATCAGATTTCCGTTGGCATCTCCAGCCATGAGACCGCTGGACACCGCCCAGTTTACTGCATCGGCAGACCAGCTGGCCGCGGTGTTGTCCGCAAGGGACTTCTCCAAACGGTCCAGTTCCGCCTTCACCTCCGCGCGGAAAGCATCCATGCTCTTGCTGTGCTTGGGGAACCAGTGCATCACATCACCGTGGTTGGAGGCAATGCCCTTCTTGTAGCCCTCACTATGGCAGATGATGTCCTGCTCGGTCAGATCATACTGCTTGCAGAGGTAGGCGCACAGTTCCACAGCCTCCCGATAGACCTTCTGAAAATACACCTTGTCGGTCAGATCATCTTCACAGATCTCAAAGCCAATGTGGGTATTGTTGGCGCTGCCACCGGCATGCCACCCTCGATAATCCCAGGGCAACGTCTGGTAGGTGGCAATGGTGCCGTCCTCCAGTTTGCCGATAAACGCGTGAACGCAGGCCTTTCTCCCACCCGGTGTGGCGGTATTCCAGTGGTTGCCGTAGACATTTTCGCCAAGAAAGCCATCATCTGGGCCTACATACCGCTTGAGGGAGGGGTTGTTGGCACCGGTGGAGTGGACCATGATGCCCTTTGGTTTCATTTTTTCTCCCGCCTGATAGCAGAGATTATCGGTCAGAAAACATTGGTGCAGGTTCATTTCACCGCTCCTTCCTCCGCTCTGTCATGGAGCTGCTGCAGGACATTCCTGATGGGAGCAGGGATGGGCAATCCTAAATGGCTGGCGTTTTCCAGAAGGGAGATGCCCTCATTAGAGATGTAGAAGAAAATAACTGCAGTTCGCAAAACGCTGCCGTTGCCAATAACCTGCACATCCAGGATATTGGCGATACCCACCAGCACGAAGATCAGCACCTTCTTGAAGATACCCTTGAACCCCACTGCACTGGACAGCTTCTTGTCCACGATAGCACACATGATGCCGGTGAGATAATCCACCACCGCAAAGGCAATCAGGGCATAGAGCAGACCGTCACAGCCGCCCAGGAACCAGCCCAGCCATCCGCCAATTGCGGCAATCACTAGCTGAATGGTATTCCAGAATTCTTTCATTTTAACTCCTCCTCGTATCATGCACCGGGAAGTGCAGAAATTTTATCCAGCAAGGCATCCATCTCTTCGCCGGAATACTTGCTGGTATAATAGCCACCTTCCAATCCCTCCGCCAACAGTTCCTGAAGCAAGGTTTTCAATGTGGGTTTTGCTGCTATCAGCATGGCATTAAACTCTTCCTGTGTCATTGAGATCCTCCTCAGACAATGCGTAATCTGCCAAGGCGGTCCAGAACAAACTGTCCTTCGCGATCCATGACCGCCCCAGCCTGTACCGGCTTTGGCTTTCGATAGTAGATAATCACACAGCCATCGGCACCCTCACCGCCGCTGCTGCCTTTTCCACCGCTGGCAGGTGTAGCCGCAGTGGCATAGATACTGGCAGTTTTAACTGTGACCACATAGCTGCCGCTGGAAGAATCCCACTTCTTCTGCACACGGCAGGAGGACACACCGCTGCCGGAACTGCCGCCGCCACCGCCGCCGTTGCCGCCCATGCCCCCCTTTCCATACACGGTTTCCTTGGGCGGCGGCAAGGCGTCTGCTCCCGCACCACCGGAGCCGCCTTTGCTGGATACACTGGTGGAGTAGACTCTGGCGTATCCGGACTGACCATGATTGCCGTTGGCTCCGTAGGCGGGGCCGCCTCCATAACCACCCTGAGAGGTGGATTCCCGGTAACCGTAGTCTGCACTGTAACTGCCTCCGCTGTCCTCCAGGCTTTCACCCTGATTGCCGCAAACATAGGTCACTCCGTTGACGGTGATGGTTGCGCCGGGAATGTCGGCCCAATATCCTTCCTCATTTCTGGCCCGCCCGGCACCACGACCACCGGAGATGCCCTGGCCTCCCTGGCAGGCATAGAGCTGGCCTTCAAACTCCTCCAGAAATCCCCCAGGGAGGACGCCGCCCTCGGCAGAAGATAGTTCTCCAAATACAGTATCCGTTCCATTGGTGCCTTCTAGCGTCTCCATCCCTGCTGCGCCGCCGGAGCCGCCTTTGCCGATGGTGATGGAGAATACCTGCCCTGGCTGCACATCCAGTGTCGTTTGCCACACATTGCCGCCATGGCCCGCAGCACCTGGGGCACCACCTTCCCCAGGCTCTGTGGGATTGGTCCCAATATAGTTCGTTCGGGCATTGGTCACTTCCGAGGTGTCCGTTATCACGGTTTGTTTAGGTGCGGTTTCACCGGGATTTCCAGAGTATCCACCCTGACCGCCGCCGATGAGGACCACACGAATTACTGTGATCCCCTCCGGTACAGTCCATGTGCTATCCCGGTCGATAATCTCCCGATAGTCGAAATACTCCACCTCGCCAGACTGAGAGGGGACAAAGCCCACCAGGCTTTTCTCCCGGGCCTTCAAGGTATTGGAGATGTTAATGTCAACGCTTTTGACACAGGCATCCACCGTTTTACAGTCATAGGGGTGGAAGATATATCTGCGATCCCCGGGCCGTTCACCAGTGTAAATGGTCGGTGCTTCAACAGTCTGGATACACTGATAGTAGTCAGCCATGCGATCTGCCACAGCGGTTGAATTGGCCAGGGAGACTAATGTGGCCTCCTCCACCGCCTTGACATTGGGGCGGTCAGAAGAGGTCACAGAACGGATTACCGTGCGGGTATTGTGGGTGTAAGGCTTTCCTGCCAGAGTGCCGCTGCCCGCCGATACTCTGGCGTAGTTTGCATTGCTCTCCAAAATGGTGAACCCCGATGCCACAAGGTCAAACATGGGCTCGTCAAAGGTGATCATATCGCCATACTCTGTGGTACCTTCAAATAGGTTCTTGGCTTCTCCAATGGCGATATACTGATGCTCTGTAATGCTCACCTGGGTCACCTTGGTCCCATACGCCACCTTGGAGCCGATGCAAAGCCGATTGGCGCCTGTGACGCCGCTGAATCCATCCCAGATTCCCTCGATGTGCAGCACTCCATCCAGATCTGTCGTCACGGTGGCACCCATGGCAAAAAGCACCTGGGCCAAGTTTTCCCGGGAAGTGGCAATGGGGAGCCAGCCATATAGCTTGACCCCTTGCAGCCCTTTTTTGACTGTGTGGGGAACACTGCCGCAGAGATCTGCAATCACCTCCTGGGCCGTCTGACCAGTGTAGATGCCGCCGTAGTGCTTGCCCTCACTGAGAATACCAATGGCGGAGGTGGCGTGAAACTCATACTGATTGGTTGCAATGCGCTGAATGTCCTGGACATAGAAGGTCCCCACCTGGCGATTGCGATAGTGATATACCAGAGGATCTCCTCGGTTGAACTCTGTCAGTGTACGATCATCGCTTTCCACCGTCACACTCAGCGTATTGGCCTCTAGCTCGGAATAGGGCAGTGAGGTCACCAGATAGCAGTTGCCGGAGCGCAGCTTCGTGAAGGTTTTGCCGCGGTATATGATTTTGTTTCTTCCCATAGTCTCTCCTCACTCAGGCGCGCGTTGCGGCGCCTTTGCCTTGAAGGTCACCGTCAGGCCGGTAAAGCGGCTAGTGGTACCAATGCGGTCTTTTATGCTGTGCCGCCCGGAGTTAACCATGGCGGCATAGGTGATGGTGCCATTCTCATGTGGCAGTGTGATGGTGTGACTGTCTACCGGAGCGGAAATAGCCCGGTAGAAGTCCAGATAATCCTGGTAGTACCGGGGATCCGGTTCTATGCTCAGCTTGTGTTCGTAGTAGGTGCCGATAATATCCCGGCTTTCCTCACCGGTAAGCAGTGTGTCCGCATTGGGACCGTCCTCAATGCGGAAGGACTCCTCCAGGGAACCCATTTTCACCCGCAGGCGGTAGGTAATATTGTCCATTACAATTTGCATATTCAACCCTCCACAAGGGAAACGCCCCGGCGAAGATTCTCCCGATCCATATACGGAGCCACCAGTCGGGCAAAGGTAACACCGTCCACCTGCATGGTGGCGTACAGTGTTCCGCCGGAAGATGCGCCGTGTTCGCCCAGGGTTTCAGAAAATGCCTGTTTCATGGTAGAGAGGGGCGTTTCGATGTTGGTGCCACCGGTCTGGTCACCCAGCATGGCAAGAAACGGTTTGTTGGGGGCAATGACCGCGCCGTCTGCCAGCTTGGGGATACTGTTCATCTGCTGCTGCAGCTGATTGGCACGACTTTGTGCGCTGTTCACCGCAACCATAACCGCAGCCACACCGGCGGCAATGGCAATGGCGGCAATACCCAGTGTGGCGGCGCTTTGGAAGGCGCCTACCGCTACAGCGGCAGTAAATGCTGCAGCCGCCAGGATGCCCAGAACCGCCACCACCTTTTCCAACCCATTCATATTCTGCCAGGCTCCTGCCAACTGACTGACCACAAATACCAGGGCGGCAATTGCAGCGACGATGATCAGGATCTTCGCATTGGCTACCGTGAAGATGGTACCGGCATGGGCGATGATATTGGAGAGGCTGGAGATGGCGGTCAGCGCCGGACTGATGGACGCAACAATCGCCGCCAATACAACAACAGCGGTCTTGCCTCCGGTGGACAGGGAGTTGAACCAGTTGAGAAACTGTGTTGCCAACTCCGTCACTCGGGTTGCCAACGGGATAATGGACTCTGCCAGCTGCGCCATCTGCTCCTGCAGTTCAATCTGAGCATTGCGGCTTTCCACCATCACCTGATTTTCCTGCCGCCACGCCTCATAGCTCTGGGCAAGGCCTGTGGAGGCCAGAAAGGACAGCGCCACATTCTGGCGGGCCGCCTCGCCGCTGACCCCCTCCATGGCGGCGGTAAGGTTATCCGCACCGATGCCCAGACGGTCCAACAGTTCTGCAAACTGACCGGTGGCTGTGCCGGTGGAAATGGTTTCCTGCAGGCTGTCTGCGAGACTCTCGATCTTCAGCGTGTCGGGAAACCGAACCACGGCGCCGGACAGTGCATCCACCGCCAGTGCCATCTGATTTTCATTGAATCCGGTCTGCAGCAGGTTGGACAGCGCCTCCACGCTGCTGTCGATCTCCCCGGACACCGCATGAAAGCGTTTGAATGCCTCCTGGGCAAAATCCATGCTTGCCCCTGCCGCAACCACATTGCTCTCCAGCATGGACATGGAGTCGCGAAATTCCTCAGTGGCGGGAATGGTCGCCAGGGCGGCAGCGCCAACGGCAGCGATCCCCACCGACAGTCCTCGTGTCTTATCCGCCAGAGAACCGGTTTTTTCGGAGATCTCTGCCGCGCTCATCCCCATGCTCTCCATTTTCCGTTTGGTATCCGCCGCCTGTTCCTCCAGGCTTTTCAGGCTGTGCTCCACCCGGATGATCTCCCGTTCCAAGGCATCATACTGCTCTCCGGTCATGGCGCCCTTTCTCAGAGCCTCCTCAGCCTGATCAGCGGCAGCCCGAAGGGTATCCAGCTTCTTTTGGGTGGCGGTCACCGCATCCGTCAGGCTTTTCTGCTTCTGTGCCAGAAGCGTGACATTTTTGGGGTCCAGCTTGAGCAGGCGGTCGATCTCGCTTAAATCCGACTGGGTGCTGCGCAGGTCCTTGTTTATCGTCTGCAGCGCCTTGTCCAATTTGGTAGTGTCGCCGCCAATTTCTACGACAATGCCTTTGATTTTGCTGGCCAAAAGCGCACCTCCTTAAAACGCATCGAAGTCCTCCTGGGTGGCGATTTCATGATAGGAACACTGGTCATTGCAGGCCTCGGTAAACATATCCGAAACCATGCCAATGGACAGCAACTCCAAATCCCGGATGGGGATGCCAAGCTGCGCCACCCGCAGCAAGAACAATGCGGTTGTCATTTCCCGTTCGCTGCTGCGAATTTTTTTTTAGAATCCGCCACCGTCTCCATATTGACCGCCCACAACTCGGCAATGATTGGAAAAATCTCATAGATGGAGAAGGTTTCAAAGCCGTCCAGCCATGCCTCCACTGTGTCTGGAACCCCCTTGGGATCTGCGTGTTTCGCCATGAGAAAGGCCATATTCTCAAAAGCCTCCAAAAGCCGGGGCGGGATGGAGCGACCTCTGGTGGCCTGATCGATTTCCCGCATATCCTGCATGATGTCCCGGCGGAACTTCATCCGATACATCCGGGGAATGGCGGCGCTGGCACGGAAGGTGACCTCCTTGCCATCAACGGTAATAGTTCTGACCATTGCTTATCCCTCCAATTCTGCAGGCTGCCAGACGGTTTTGAACCAGTTGTCATAGGCAGCAGGTGTGGTTTCCGCTGTGGTTTTTGCCTTCACATTTCCGTTTGCTAAAGGCGAGGCCGTAAGACTCAGTGTGTCGGTGGTAGGCTCCTTCGTGTTGGTGGTTGTAGCACTGGACATGGAAGGACGGGTAGCGGTGCAGTTGTACAGCACATGACGGGTAGCCTTTTGGTCACCGGAAAACTCAAAAAGGAAAGCAAAGTTTTTTCCCTCGGCAGCGGAGTTTTCCACCAAAACCTTATCGGTGGCATCCTCCACTTCACCCAGAACATCCTTGCGGAAACTGTCGGGGATGAGGGCCATCTCCAGAGTGCCGCTGTACCCATCGTTGGCGGCGGTGACAAAATATGCCATGTTATCGGCATAAAAGCTGCTGGTATCTCCCGCTGCATCCAGGGAGAGATTGACCGCACCGGGGATGGGGACCGGCGTCCCAAAGACTGCTGTTCCACCCTCCGTAGAGGTAATGGGCGCGTAGTGGACATTTTTCAGTCCGAATTTGACTTTGTTATCTGCCATGGATCACACCTCGATTTCATACAGAATTTCATAGAGTCTTTCAGACTCAAGATAGGTTTCGCTCTTTTCCCACCCGTAGGCAGCAAGAGCATTCTCCACCATCGCCTCTGTATGGGGGTCTTTCTGCTCTGTGTAAAGTTCCACCAGATAGGCGATGATAGGATGGTGAACTGCATCATCTGCAAAGAAGTTGTGGGAGCTTCGTGCGTAATAACAGAGAAAAGGCGGATTAACCGCCTCTCCCTCTGCAAAATGGTGGTAGGCCACAGGAAATCCGGTAGCCTCTAAGGTAGATTTCAGATCATCCATTCGAGAGCCTCCGCTGCAGTTCCTGATTCAGCACTTCTTCTCCCACAGTCTGGGCAGCGGCGATATGGGGCTGTGCCGCCACACGACCGCCACCTCGTTTGGCGTGACCGTACTCCAACAGGTGGGTCAGCTGATAGCGGTTCCGGGAATGAACCAGCACCTTACTGCCGTGGGGCATTTCGGTCACCTTTACCGTCCAGCTCTTGGCGTAGTCACCGCTGTCTCTGGGGGAGTTGCTGCGCAGATGATCCCGGACTGCAGTACCGGCCTCCTTAACGGATTCCTTCAATGCCTCGGCAGTGTACTGGGCATACTCCTCCAGTTCCGCCATAACAGCCGAGGCCAGTTCATCCAGTTCCACATTTGCCACGGTCAATGGCCTCCTTTCCGGCAGCGGAGCTTGAGGCTCCTGCGCTTATAATTCTGGTGGTCCACAGCCACAATGTCGTAGTGTTCACCGCCCATCAGGACTCGGTAGCCTGTGGAGGTGATTTCCTTTGCTTTGCCGCAGTAACGGATGGTGAAATCCGCTGTCTCCTCGGCAAGCGTCTGTCCGGCAGACAGAGCTTCCTTCCCGCCCTCACCGCTGACGGTGGCGTGGCAGGTGTAGTAGTCCGTCCATCGGTTCATATGGTTGCCGATCCCGTCTGTGACCACTGCATTCTTCTGAATGGTGATTCGAACATTCAGCAGTGCGATCTCCATCAAAAGCCCTCCCTTCGTACACCAAAGAGCAGACTGCGAAGGGTCAGGGTTAGGGTCCGATGGTCTGCCTCCTCCCGATGCTCGTAGAGGTAAGCAACGGTGTAAAGCACTGCTGTGTGAAGGTTGGGGTTGACCTGCTCCATCAGCTCCGCCGCCGGAATGCGGACCACATCGGCACACAACTCCGTGGCAGCTTGAATAAGGGTCTGGAGCAGGACATCCTCATCCTCATAGTCAATGCGAAGGTAGGTTTTCACCTCCTCCAGGGTTACGGTCATAATGGCACCTCCCTTGGTGGAGCGGCATCGGAGGGAGAATCTCCGATGCCGCTGTGTGTTACGCCTCCTTCTGGCTCAGAATCTTGATGGCCTCCGGCAGAATCAGCTTACCGTCCACCCGCTGGGTGCCAAGGAAGCCGACCTGACCGTTGGCGGCATACAGCTCATTGAGTCGACGGAAGGAGCGACCCTGCCGGTCTGCGATCCAGTAGTACTGGAAATCACCAAAGGCGATGGTCTTCTGGCTGGCACCGATGGCGGGCATGAAGGCAGAGGTCTTGACCGGTCTGCCCAGAATGGTGTCGGGAGTGCCTGCCACCAGAGAGGGCTGCCACAGGTACTGACCGCTGTTGTCCTTCAGCTTGCGGATGGCCTTGATGGTGGAGTCGTTCAGCACCCACACCGCATTCTTGCGATAGGGGGCCTTCAGACTGTAGAACAGATCCATCAGTTCGTCAGCGGTGATGGCGGTAGCGGAGGCAGCTGTGACACCAGTCTCTGCACCGCCGGAGGCAGCCAGAATGCCCAGAGGCTTACCGCTGCCGTCACCGGTGAAGAAGGCTTCCTCCTCCTTGGCCCCGATGCGGCGGGCAAACTCGGCGGAGATGTAGCTCTCCAGGTCAAAGATGCTGTCATTCATCAGTTCCTCGGAGACCTTGATGAGGGTTCCCAGCTTGTAGGCACCGATGGACACCTGGCTGAAGGCATCATCGCTCTCTACGAAGGCACCTTCCTCATCGATCCAGCTGGCAGTGCCCTTGGTGGCCACCACAGGGATCTTCCGATCGCCGCTGGAGGTCTGGATTACCTTGGCAAGCTGGCGGAAGATGTTCTCCTCCTCCAGTGCCTGCACCAGGGTGCGCTCAAACTCGTCCGGCACCAGATATCCGCCCTCGGAGTCGGTACCGACCTGCAGGGCATTCAGCACACCGGGCATAGGTACCTTGGCCCGCATTGCATTCCAGAAGTTCTGGCGGTATTCATCGGTGGCGCGGCCCGCCTTGGCAGTATCATTGCCGGACATCGGCTTGCCAGTCAGGGGCTTGTTTACAGGGCGGTTCAGTTCAGCGTCCAATGCCTCACGGCGTTCCATCCTGGCGATTTCCTTGCCCAGGTCGGTGATCTCCTGCTCCATACGGGAGTAGGTGGCATCATCCTCGGCAGACAGGACGCCACTGTCGGTGCGGTGGGAGTCCAGGAAAGCCTTGGCAGCGTCCCAGGCCTTGGCGCGCTTCTCACGCAGTTCCAAAATAGTCATGGTAGTTTTCCTCCTTTAATGTTTCAAAAGATTGAGCCGCTCGTAGAGATCGTCTACGGAGCGGCCCTTGGGTTCCGCCTTGGGGGCGAGTCGGTTGGTTTTGCATTTCTCGGCGATCTTGTCCATGAGGGAATTGACCACCGCCGCCTTGGAATACAGCATGGTAACCGCCGGGGGTTCCATATCCTCGGTTTCGGCGGGGCGCTTCATCACCTCATCGGCGAAGCCCAGCTCCACCGCCTTTCCGGCGTCCATCCAGGTCTCGGCGTCCATGAGGTGGGACAGCTTGGCGCGGGACAGGCCGGTCTTGATCTCGTAGGCGTTGATGATGGAGTCCTTGACGCTGGAGAGCATCTCGATGGCCTTCTGCATCTCGCCGGTGTCGCCCATGGCAACAGTCATGGGGTTGTGGATCATGAGCATAGACACCGGGGACATGAGGACCCTGGTGCCCGCCATGGCGATGACGGATGCGGCGGACGCCGCGATGCCATCGATCTTCACGGTCACATCGTGGGGGTAGTCCATCAGCATATTGTAGATTTGAGCCGCCGCCACACAGTCGCCGCCGGGAGAATTGATCCAGACGGTGATGTTCCCGTCCCCGGCCATCAGCTCCTCTTTGAAAAGCTGGGGCGTGACGTCATCGTCAAACCAGCTTTCCTCGGCGATGGTGCCGTTCAGATACAGCGTCCGTTCCGCCGGAGCCGTCTCCGTCTGGGCTTGATTCTTCCACTTCCAAAACTTCTTCATCGGCATTTTCCTCCTTTCCGTCATCGTTGGATTCGGTATCTGCAAAAGCCCCCGCGTCCTTGAGCGGGAGCATATTGCCGTTGATCAGGTACAGGTCGCCGCCCTCTTCAGCGGGAATGCGGTCGAGGTTCTCCAGTTCCCGGATGTCGTTGGCGGACATCCAGCCGTTCTGCCGACCAATGGCGTACCCGTTCATGCGGCTCTGATAGTCGCCGCGAAGCAGGCCCTCTAGATTGAACTTTACAAAATACTGCGATTTCTCGTCCGGCAGGAGGAGCGACCGGTGAATGGTCTGCTCCCAGCGGATCACCCAGGGGTCCAGCGTGTATTTCACGAACTCCAGAGACTGCTGCTCGATATTAGAAAAGCTCGACTTTTCCAGGTCGCCCACCATGTGGGGCGGCACTCGGAAAATTCGAGCGATCTCATTGACTTGGAATTTTCGCGTCTCCAAAAACTGCGCCTGCTCCGGCGAGATGCCAATGGGCGTGTACTTCATGCCCTCCTCCAGCACGGCGATCTTGTTGCTGTTGCCGCTGCCGCCGAAGGTGGACTGCCAGCTCTCCCGCACCCGCTGGGGGTCTTTGATGGTGCCGGGATGTTCCAGCACACCGCCGGGAGCCGCGCCGTTGGCGAAGAACTTGGCCCCGTACTCCTCACAGGCAATCGCCATGCCGATGGCGTTCTTGGCCATGGCAATGGGGCTGTAGCCCACCAGCCCGTCAAAACCCAGACCGGGGATGTGCAGCACATCCGAAGGCGGCAGGTTGACGGTGACGCCCTTCATGGTGGGAGCGTCCTCGGTGCTGGTGGTGTATTGGTAGTAGAGCCGGCCCTTGGTGTCCCTGTCCACCACCATGCGGTTTGGCATCAGCGGATAGAGGGCGATGACCTCGCCCTTGCCGTTGCGGATAATCTGGGCGTAGGCGTTGCCCCACAGGAGCAGATGGGTCATGAGCGTCTCCCGGAATACGAAGGAACTCATCTCCGGGTTCGGCTCATCGTGGAGAAGATTATAGAGCGGATGGTCCAGCGCCTTTTCCTTGCCGCCATCCTCCTTGTAGCGGTAGAGGTGCAGCGGCAGACCCGCCACCGCTTCCGCCAGGATGCGGACGCAGGAGTACACAGCGGTCATCTGCATGGCGGAACGCTCGTTGACGTTCTTGCCGGCGGTGGAGCCGCCGAAGAAGAAGCTGTACCCACTGCCGGATGTCCGGTTCTGGGGCTTGTCGCGGGATTTGAACAAGCCGGAAAAGATGCCCATACACATCACCATCCTTAAAAATGGGCATAAGAAAAGCACCTACCTTTCGATAGATGCTTAGAATACTTTTAAATTGAGAAAAGATTACACCCTGTTTTCCTCTCCCCATGTGCAGAGCTGGTCTAAAATTTTCATAAGTGACTTGCCCCGCTCACTGAGAGAGTACTCTACTTTTGGCGGAATTTGCGGATATTCTTTTCGCTCTACGAGATGAGCTGATTCTAACTCTTTCAGGTTTGTGCTTAAAGTCTTATCGGATACATTTCCCAGATAGCGTTTCAGTTCATTGAACCGCACGATTTCAAACTCCATCAAACAATAGAGAATCACCATTTTGTGCTTGCCGGAAATCAGCGACATGGTGTAGCTGAAGCCAGTATCCTCAAAATTCGCATTCTCGATGTAGTTACGAATCATTGTCACACTTCCTTTTAGGATAGTACCTTTCTCAAATGCCAGTACTTGAATTTTGTTTGCTACTGGCTATAATTATAAGGGAAAGCACCGTAGGTGTCAATCTTTAAAAAAGCGAGGCAAGCAGCATGAGAAAAGAATTGAAAATTACTGAAGGCATTTTCCCCATGCCTGTTCTGATGGTAGCCACCTATAACGAGGATGGAACTGTAAATGTGATGAATGCCGCCTGGGGAACAATGCAGGAGCGCGATACTGTCGCGCTAAACCTGACTGAGAGTCACAAAACCGTAAAGAATATCAAAACGCGTGGCGGATTTACCGTCAGCATTGCCGATGCCGCCCACGTTGTGGAGGCTGACTACTTTGGCGTTGTTTCCGGTAACCGTGTTTCGGATAAATTGGGTCAGGCGGGTCTCACCGCAACAAAAGCGGAGACGGTAGATGCCCCTGTAATCAATGAGTTCCCTCTTTGTCTGGAATGCAAATTCATCGAGTATCAGAGCAACGAGTATGGATGCGGCGTGATTGGCAAGGTAGTAAAAGTCACAGCCGATGAAAGCGTCCTTCGGGATGGTAAGCTGGATATTTCACTGGTGAACGCTATCGCATTTGACCCCTATACACATGGCTATTATAAAGTAACTGACCGTGTAGGAGAAGCATTTAAAGATGGCTTGAAGTTAAAAAAATAAAACCATATCAAATGAACAGCAGCCCTCTGCTGTCATAGACCGACTCGCTGGTGTCGTTGCCGCATCGGATGGCCCGATCAAGGGCCATAACGGTGGCAACGGCGCCATCGATTTTTTCTGTGGATTTTTCCTTGTCCGGCTTGATGTTCCCCGCCGGGTCGGTGCGGATGTAGATGTTGTCCATCATCCAGCGGAGGACGGGATGGCCCCCATGGGCGATGCGTTCCTCCAGCACCAGTTTCATCAGCTCCTTGGTGGGCGGGGACATATCCTTGAAGCCCTGTCCGAAGGGAACCACCGTGAAACCCATGCCCTCCAGATTCTGCACCATCTGCACGGCGCCCCAGCGGTCAAAGGCAATCTCCCGGATGTTGAACCGCTCTCCCAACCGCTCGATGAACTTTTCGATGTAGCCGTAGTGGACTACATTTCCCTCCGTGGTCTGGAGGTACCCCTGCCGCTCCCAGACATCGTAAGGCACATGGTCGCGGCGGACGCGCAGGTCGATGTTGTCCTCCGGTATCCAGAAGTAAGGCAGCACAGTGTATTTGTCCTCCTCGTCCAGCGGCGGGAAGACCAGCACAAAGGCGGTGATATCCGTAGTGCTGGACAGATCCAGACCGCCATAGCAGACCCGGCCTTCCAGAGCGTCCTCCGAGGCAGCAAAGGCGCAGCGGTCCCATTTCTCCATGGGCATCCAGCGCACCGCCTGTTTGACCCACTGGTTCAGCCGGAGCTGGCGGAAGCTGTTTTCCTCGGCGGGGTTCTGCTTGGCGGACTCGCAGGCCGTTTTGACCTTATCGATGCCCACCGTGATGCCGAGAGAGGGATTGGCCTTCTTCCACACCTTGGGGTCTGTCCAGTCATCCCCCTCATCGGCTCCGTAGATAACCGGGTAGAAGGTGGGGTCGATTTTCCGGCCTTCCAGGATGTCCTTGGCCTTTTGGTGTGTCTCGTAGCAGATTGAGCGGGTATCCGTCCCTGCCGTGGTGATCAGGAAGTAGAGGGGCTGCATCCGGGCATCCCCGGAACCCTTTGTCATGACGTCAAAGAGCTTTCGGTTTGGCTGGGTGTGCAGCTCATCAAAAACCACGCCGTGGATGTTGAAGCCATGCTTGGAGTAGGCCTCAGCCGAGAGCACCTGGTAGAAGCTGTTGGTGGGATGGTAAACGATGCGCTTCTGGGACGCGAGGATCTTGACCCGCTTGGAGAGCGCCGGACACATCTTCACCATATCCGCCGCTACCTCAAAAACAATGGATGCCTGCTGGCGGTCGGCAGCGCAGCCATATACCTCGGCGCGTTCCTCACCGTCCCCGCAGGTGAGAAGAAGCGCCACTGCAGCGGCCAGCTCCGACTTGCCCATTTTCTTGGGGATCTCGATGTAGGCGGTGTTGAACTGGCGGTAGCCGTTCTCTTTGACCACGCCAAACAGGTCGCGGATGATGCGCTCTTGCCAGTCGATCAGCTCGAAGGGCTTTCCCGCCCAGGTGCCTTTGGTGTGGCAGAGACATTGGATGAAGCTGACGGCATAGTCCGCCAGGGCTTTGTCGTAGTGTGACCCCTTGGCCATGAAGGGCGTTGGGGTGTATTTCTTGAGCTTTCTGATGTCCGTCACCTCCGTAAAATGAGCATAAAAAAACAGCCCTGCGCGGCTGTAACGAGGAACAGAGCCTTCCGGCTCTATCCCTGTAGGGTGTTATGTTGTGGTTGCTTTAGTTCGCTTTGCTCATCGCCCAGGCCATGGCGTGCCCGTTGTCGATGAAGGTCTCATCCGAAACGCTGACCAGCTTGATGTCGCCTTCGCAGGTGTGATCCTCGGTGGTGAACCGGTACACAGCGCCGTAGTAGCTGCGCCCGTTGGGATCGTAGAAGTACCCGGCGGCGAGGATGCGGTCTCCAAAGGTAAGGATGGTACCCAGGTTGTTCATCAGCTTCATTTCCAGGTTTTCCGGGGTGGTGGCTTCGGGCAGGCGGTAGGTCGCGGCCTTCTGGGCGGTGGTTTTCTTCATGTTCGTGTCCTCCAATTCAGCGGTGTTTTCCCTTTCGGTGTGTACATATTCGCTCTAAAAGCGAATAATAGCAAGTCAATTCTGAGGAATATACTACACAAACATGGCGGTCAGATATTGTGTGTTTTACATCTTCATTCCGACCTCAGACAGCGGTGGATGGTCTGGATAATGGAGTCCTGCTCCTCAGGCGAAACGCCAATGCTGTCCAGCGCCTCCCGTGTGCCGCAGTCCGGGCAGATGAGGGTCTCGTTGTCCAGCCGGGAAAGCGCCGGAGGTTCGTAGTAGGGCTGGCCGCAGCGTGGGCAGATTGCCAGGCGGGTAACGTTATCTTCCTTCATGGTGCTTCATCCTTTCTCTGCTGTACCGACAGGCTTCCAGGAGCTTGTCAACGGGGAATCCGAAGAATCGGTAGCCCTGGCCGCAGATGCTCAAGTAGCTGTTGGCGGGAACGCCGTAGGGCCGTTCCTCCCGCATGATGTACACGAAAGCCCTCCTGCGCCGGAGCTTGCCGGTGCGGATACCTTTGACATCCAGCGTCATCTCGGTTTTGTAGTAGAAGCTGGGGTACCCTTCGTAGCGGTCCAGCGCCAGTTCATCCTGCTCGGTGACCTCCCAGACCGCAACGGGGACCGTGCATCCCTTCTCCGGCTCGACCGTGAGATAGGAGCCGGTCTTGCTGCCCTTGAACAGGAGCCGGTAGTCCTGCAGTTCCGCGGTGCCAATGATCCGCGCCCCAGGGCAGCGCCAGCGCATCTGCTGGACATTGAGGTTGCTCCCGTAGGCAATGTAGTATCTTTTCATTCCGTGATCCTTCCTTTCCGGGGTGCGTACCCCTTCTACCACCGAAAGCCCGCGTCAGCGGGTTCGGGGGCCTCTGGGCGGCGTCCTTCAAGCGGCGGCTCTGCCGTTGCGGAAGGCTGCGTCACCGGAAAGGCGGCGGGTCAGGATGTCTCGTGCGGTTTCAAACTCATCGCCGATGAAACCCAGGCGGAGGAGCCAGGTGCGCATGGCGTATTTGGGGTTCTCGTTCTGCTGGGGCTTGGGGCTGGCGGTGCGCACCGTCTTGGCCATCTGGCTGAGCGCCAGGCAAAGCTGGATGTAGCTCTTCAACTGGCCAGCGTGAAGGCCGTTGCGTTTTCCGTTGCCGGGGGCATCGAATTGGAAAAGCCGGAACTCGACCGTGCCCTTGGTGAAGGTGGCGTGGAGGTTGAGCATATGGTAGCGGCTGTCATTGTAATGCTGGCTTCTGCCGTAGTTGGCACCCTGGCTCCCATACCAAATGTCGGCAAGGTCGGCCATGGTGGTGGGCTTCCTGCGGTTGAGCTGTTCCAGGAAGCGGGGGTCAACCGTGCGGCAGTACCGGCTCATGCGGTAATGGTCGAGATTGAGGGCTCCGGCCAGAAGGCTCTCGTGGCTTGCCATGATGTTGGCCAGGTTGCGCAGGGTCTGCGGGGTGTGGCCCTTGGCGCCGATGTGGATGTGAACTCCGCAACCCCGGGTGGAGTCGCTCTTGGCGCCCGCCCTGCGAAGCTGCCGAATCAGCTCCTGCAGGGTTTCCATGTCGGCGTAGGTCAGAATTGGGGTAACCAGCTCGCATTTTTCGCTGTCCGGACCGGAAATGGAAACGTCCTTCTGGAACTTCCACTCGCGCCCGTCTGCGTCCCAGGCCGACCAGGTGCTGTACCCGTTGCGGTGGGCGGTGTTCTCGTAGCGTCCGGTGCCGAAGAACTCGGCGGCGACCTTTGCCGCCCGGCTACGCTCAATGTTGTTCATCTCGACCTCGACCCCAATGGTCTGCTTCTTCATTTCCTCGATCTGGGTTCTCGTTTTCTCGTTCATGGTTCTGCCTCCTGGTTGGTGTTGTTTTCCCTTTCGGTAGTGTCATATTACCTCTGAAGGCACACTATATCCAGGATTATCTGAGCCATAAACTACACGATCTTGTGGTCTGAAAACTGTGCATCTTACAGTGCCTTATCCCTTAACCTTGCGGCAGACGTCTTCGCCAAAGGCTACGTTCAGACCGCTGCCGTTATCCCAGGCTACCAGAATGCTTCCCACATCGTCCACGCCCAGCACCGTGCCCTTCGTCCCAACCGGAGGGGCCTGGGGATCGTCCATGCGGATAAGCTCCACACGCGTTCCCGCAGGGTAGCGCATACGGAGAAGCGTCAGCGTTTCCTTACTCGGAAGCCGCATCGTCCGCCACCTCCTTTTGGGGAACCAACTTGAATGCGGAACTGCCGGTCAGGTTCCGCAGGAGGATTTTGCGCTCCTGTTTGAACTCCGGCCCGATGAAGCCCAACCGGAGGAGGAAGCAGCGGAAGGCGTACTTGTCGTTCCCGGTGTCCCGTTCCTTGGCAGTGATACGCTTTTGGTTCCGGGCCATCTCGCACAGGGCGCAGATGAAGTGGTCGTAGGCCTTGACCTCCTCCGGCGTGGGCGTTCCGGCAAACCAGGGGAAGGAGACCTTCGTCTCGCCGACTTCGATGGGCAGTTCCTCCACCCCCAGGGCTTTGCGGATCAGGCTGCCCTTCGCAGCCGTGATGTCCTTGAGGTTTTGCAGCGCCGTTTCGGAGAACAGGTTGGCGGGCATGGAGATACAAAGCCCGTCCACCTCGGTGGGAGACGATTCCTCATTTTCGGATGCCTCGACCTCTTGCGGTTCGGCGGTGAAGCCCTGGCTGTCCAGCGTTTCGATGAGGTTCTCGATCTCCTCACTGTCGGCACGGTTGTCAAAGGTGACGCCGCCGTTGCGGTCGATGGTGAAGTAGTCCACCTGGTAGGCGAAGCTGGGCGCGCCCAGGTATTTAGCAGGGACGCCGGTAATCTCGCTGATGGCGGTCACCAGCCGCTTGCGGCTTTCACCGGTGCAGTTGTAATTCAGTTCCATGTTCCATCCCTCCAGCCCATCAAAAACAATACCGCGTCGGCAAAACCGGCACGGTAGTAACACTGCATGGTTTCTCCGTCCACCAGCGCATAGGCGTTCTCACATTCTCTATAGAGAATTTCCTGCTGGTCGGATAAAGACCGCTTCAAGTTTTCGGTGCTAAGTTTCCATTGCTCAATGGCCGTTTGCAGGCCCTGGGATTCATCTGAGCCCCAATCGTTGATTCGCTGCAGAATGAATTCCTCCACCGCCGCCCGCATTTCCTTGTTTGGCATATGTCATACCACCTTCCTTTTTTGGGTGAGTACATATTCCCTCGAAAGGAAGGTAATAGCAAGTGGAAAAGAGCTAAATCGCCACATTCTACCTTGTACACAAATCGAGAGAACTTGTGTTGTCAGTTGTGGTTGGTCGGGACAAAGATCTTCACAGGAATACCACGGCTCTTGCAGTTGTCAATCACAAACTTCGTTCCCCGTGATGTCCCGTCCCAAAACGCCAATACAAGATCGGCATTTTCAATAATTGTGATGTTGCGCTTCAATGGGGCAGATCTCCCATACTTCTCATACTCCGGCAGAAACTCTGTCAGCTTGATGCCGTTGGAGACGGCATACTCTCTGGCACAGGTATCGATCCCTTTTGCACCCCCGGACACGATCTCCGTCACGCCATTCGGGAGATATTTCTCCAAATTGGTCACGCTTAGCCCTCTGGATCCTACGATTGCCACTCTCACATTTCAACACCTCGGACACATTGCAAAATTATTGTAGATATACGGTATATCTAATCAAAACATTTTACCACATGGTAGCCATAAAATAAACACAAAATATATTCAACGAGGTGATTTTATGGCAATCAAAAGCGTGTCCATTCGCATAGAGGAAGAAATGCTGGAGAAACTGGGCTTTGTGGCAGACTATGAGGGACGCTCGGTCAACAGCCATATTCTGGTGCTCATCTGAGAAAACATCAAGGCTTTTGAGCAAGAGCATGGAAAGATTGACGGCACCATCAATCCGGCGGTTAATGTAAAGCCAACCAGAAAGAATTGAGAGGACGAGGAAGCGGTTATGCCGTTTCCTCGTTTTTGTCGTTTCCAATAATCTCATCATACCGGTAGGTCAGACCATCTCGCATCACGGACACACCGACCGCTTCGCCCACCTGCTCGATGTACCGCTTCACGATGACATCGCAGAACTTTTCGTCCAGTTCGATGGTGCGGCAGACTCGGTCGGTCTGTTCACAGGCAATGAGGGTGCTGCCGGAACCGCCGAAGGGGTCCAGCACGATGGCGTTGCTCATGGAGGAGTTCAGAATAGGATAGGCCAGAAGCGGGATAGGCTTCATGGTGGGGTGATCCTTATTCTTCTTGGGCTTGTCGAACTCCCAGATGGTGGACTCTTTCCGCCCGGTATACCACTGGTGTCTGCCTTTCTTCTTCCAGCCGAAAAGGATCGGCTCGTGCTGCCACTGATAGGGTGAGCGGCCCAGTACCAGGGACTGCTTCTTCCAGATACACGTCCCGGAAAGGTAGAAGCCGGCGTCCGAGAATGCCTTTCGGAAGTTCAGCCCCTCGGTGTCTGCGTGGAATACATAGATGGAGGCATCATCCGCCATGGCTTCCTCTGTATTCTGAAACGCCGCCAGCAGGAAATCGTAAAAGGCGGCGTTCTCCATATTGTCGTTTTTGATCTTCCCGGCGCTGCCCTCGTAGTTGACGTTATAGGGTGGATCGGTGATGACCAGATTGGCCTTCAGACCGTCCATCAGTAGAGAGAAGGTTTCCGCTTTCGTGCTGTCTCCGCAGACCAGCCGGTGCCGCCCCAGCGTCCAGACATCCCCGGCCTTGGTGATGACGGGGTTCTCCAGCTCGGCGTCCACATCGAACTCATCATCCTTGCCCCCATCTTTCAGGCTGTCTTTGAAGAGGTCATCGATCTCGGCGGGGTCAAAGCCGGTGAGGGACACATCAAAGTCGGCGCCCTGCAGGTCAGAGATGAGAAGCATCAGCTTGTCCTTGTCCCAATCGCCGGAGATTTTGTTGAGGGCGATGTTGAGGGCTTTTTCCCGCTCGTCATTCAGCTCCACCACCACGCACTCCACCTCGGTGACGCCCATGTCCATGAGCACCTTCAGCCGCTGGTGACCGCCCACCACCCGTCCGGTGGTCTTGTTCCAGATTACCGGCTCCACATAGCCGAACTGCTCCATGGAGCGTTTCAGCTTGTCGTACTCCGGGTCACCAGGCTTCAGATCTTTGCGGGGATTGTAGTCGGCGGGAATCAGGTCGGCGGTGCGCTTGCGCTCAATCAGCATACTTTTCCACCGCCTTCCGCAGCTCCTCGGTCTTGTCGAGATTTTCCCAGCTGTACTTGTACCCATTGAAGTGGCCGTAGGCGGCGGTGTCGGCGTAGATGGGAGCGCGGAGATGCAGCAGTGATATGATGGCGGCGGGCCGCAGGTCGAACACGTCCAGTACCGCCAGCCGGATGACATCCTCGTCCACCTTGGCGGTGCCAAAGGTGTCAATCTCCACAGCGGTAGGTTCCGCTTTGCCGATCGCGTAGGAAATGGAAACCTGGCATTCCTCCGCAAGCCACGCGCCCACCACATTCCGGGCAATGGCTCTGGCCATGTATGCGGCGGAGCGGTCCACTTTGGTGGGGTCTTTCCCGGAGAAGGCGCCGCCACCATGAGCGGCAAGGCCACCATAGGTGTCCACCATCAGCTTCCTGCCGGTCAGCCCGGTATCGGCGGCGGGACCGCCCTCCACAAACCTGCCGGAGGGGTTGATGAGAATCTCCACATCCTTGGGGAAGTCGAAGCGGTCCAGAATGGGATACAGCACCTCGGAGATGATCTCTCGGCGAAGCTCCTCCAGATTTTTGCCTTCATCGTGTTGGACGGACACCACGATGTTCTTGACGCCTACGGGTTTTCCGTCCTCATAGGCCACGGTCACCTGGGCCTTGCCATCGGGGCCGATGCCACGGATGGTTCCATCGTGCATGGCATCATCCAGCCCTTTGCAGATTTCATTCGCAAAGACCACCGGGACGGGCAGACGGGTCCAGGTCTCCCTGGTGGCGTAACCGTACACGGTGCCCTGGTCGCCGGCGCCGGTGGAAGCGAACACATCCTCGCTGCCGCTATTCCGCACCTCCAGAGCGGAATCCACGCCGCCGGCGATATCGGCACTCTGCCGGTGGACATAGACGAACACGATGAATTTCATGGGATTGTAGCCCACCTTGCGGAGGACTTCCCGGACCACCGAGCGGATGTTGATCTTTGCTGCGCAGGTGATCTCCCCACAGACAAAGATTTTCCCCTTGGTGGCCATGACCTCACAGGCGCAGCGGGAATAGCGGTCGTGCCGCAGGCACTCGTCCAGAATGCTGTCGGCGATCAGGTCGCACAGCTTATCCGGGTGACCGCACCGCACGCTCTCAGCTGTTTTGTATTTTGTCATATCAGTTTCCTTTCCGAGCGGACAGCAGCCGCTCCATCACATCGTCCTGGGGCGTAGCCCCGCCGTACTCGCTGGAACAGTTCTCTTTGACGATTTGGTAGATCTCCATCCACAGGCGGTTGGTCTGGGACATGAAGTTCTGGCTCATCGCAACATAGGGACTTTGAATCGCGTTCCCCGTGGTGGGGTGCTTGGCGAGGAAACCGTATTCGGTGATGGCCTCCTCACACTGTATCCAGCGGGCCACGCTCATGGCGTATCGTTCTAAAAGCTGCGGGGAAACGAGAGCGGCGCAGCCCCGCTCCGCCAGCCAGATCCAGGTCTTTTCATAGACCTCGGCGGCGACCAGTGTCTTGCCATCCTTCTGGGTGGCGGACAGCATGGCTGACGGTTTCGGCATGGGCTGACCTTCTAAATCGGCTGTATCCTGAAAGTCGATGACAGTCAGCTTCCTTCTGCCTGGATTGCCCTCGGCAATTTTGTCGGCGAGGGGCTTTCTCTTTGCGCCGGCACCAGCACGGGCGCCGCCGCGGTTGGTACCGTCTTTGGCCACAGATTTCCTCCTTTCTCGATCCGGAGGTATATACCCCCTTTGAAAACGCGATTTTGTGCGCGAGACCCCCGGCCCGTTGCACGGCTCACAGGCTGTAGAGATTTTCATCCCCCTACCGGGTCAGTGCCTGTGCCAGCGGTCCCCACGCTGGGCATGGACTCTGGCGTGGCAGGACTTGCACAGGGCGATGAGGTTGTCTCTGGCGTGTGTGCCGCCTTCGGAGAGAGGTATCTTGTGGTGAACCTCTTCAGCAGGAGTCAGCCTGCCTTCCTGCTGGCACCGCTCACACAGCGGGTGCTCCTGGATGTACCTGTCGCGGATGCGCTTCCAGGCGCGGCCATACCTGCGGCGTACAGCCGGGTTGCGGTCGTACTTCTCGTAGCGTTTGGCTTCCTCTTTGGCGTGCTCCTCACAGAAACGGCCATCCGTCAGCCTGGGGCATCCGGGGTAAGAGCAGGGGCGCTTGGGTTTTTTCGGCACCGTTCCACCTCCCCTCGGGCATAAGAAAAGCCCCACGGGATGGATCCCATGAGGCTGTCCTTGTTATCTTGGCAATTTTAATGATACACTACGGAGCTACTCTCATTCAATACACCGAACTCTCATGTTTCCTGGGGGATGGGAAATTCCCGCAGCGCCCAGTCGTGCAGGCGGTAGATGTGCTGGATGGAGTAGCCCATATCCACGGCAATTTTCTCCCAGGGCATGAAGCACAGGTACCGTTTCTCCAAGAGGAGCTGGTATTCCGTGTTGGGGATGGATTTCACCCGGCGGGTAATCTCCCGCTTCAGATCCACCAACTCATCGATGTCGTGGTTGATTTCATCCTGCAGGTCAACGATTTTCACCACCGCCTCCGCCATACGGGACTCGGAGTGGTTGGGGTTCCGGGGCATCCCCGTCAGAGTGGCGGTGGCGTGGGTGGCCAAGTCGTTGAGCGCCGCGACCTGCTGGATTTTGGCGTTGATCCTGGCGTCCAGCAGCCGGGCTTGGGATAAGTATTCTTTTGCTGTCATTTTCGCACCTCCAGATCTGCTTTGACTGCGTCAATCAGAGCCGACTGCGCCCGTTCCTTCTTTTGAAGGGCGGACATGATCCGCTCATCAATGGTGTTTTTCGTGATAATGTGGTGGATGACCACAGTTGTGTCTTTCTGCCCCTGCCGCCAGAGCCGGGCATTGGTCTGCTGGTACAATTCCAGCGACCAGGTCAGCCCGAACCAGACGAGAGTGGAGCCGCCGGACTGCAGGTTCAGCCCATGGCCGGCGGACGCCGGGTGGATGACCGCCACCGGGATCTTGCCCTGGTTCCAATCCGCGATGTCCCGGCTGGTCTTGATCTCCCGAACGGTAAACCGTTCCCGGATGCGCTCCAGGTCGTGCTTGAACCAGTAGGCCACCAGGACGGGCTTGCCGTTAGCGGCTTCGATAAGGTCCTCCAGGGCGTCCAGCTTGCGGTCGTGCAGCCGGAGTACCCGCTTGTCATCCCCGTAGACCGCACCGTTTGCCATCTGGGAGAGCTTGTTTGCCAGAGCCGCCGCATTCCCGGCGTCCACCTCTTCGCCGTTCAGGGAGAGTACCAGCTCCGCCCTCATGGTGTCGTAGGCTTGCCGTTCCTTTTCAGATAGGTCGACCTTGACCTCATTGAACACGCATTCCGGCATATCCAGATAGTCGCCGGCCCGCATGGAGATGGTGATGTCGGAGATCTTCTCATAGATGGTGTCCTCGGCGCCGGACAGGGGCTTATAGGAGAACACCACCTGGGCGTTGCGCTTGTCCGGCTGGAAATAGGCGTTTCGGTACCGGGTAATAAATCGGCCCAAACGTTTGCCCATGTCCAGAACACGGAATTCTGCCCACAGATCCATCAGACCATTGGAGGAAGGTGTGCCGGTCAGCCCCACAATGCGCTTGACGCCGGGCCGCACCTTCAACAGTGCTCGGAACCGTTTGGCCTGATAGCTTTTGAAGGAGGACAGCTCATCGATGACCACCATGTCATAGTCGAAGGGCAGGCCGCTGTTCTCCACCAGCCACTGGACGTTCTCCCGGTTGATGATATACACGCTGGCCCTCTGCAGGAGCGCCGCCTTGCGCTGGGCTTCACTGCCGACCGCTACCGAGTAGCTCAGGCCATGCAGGTGGTCCCATTTTTCGATTTCACCGGGCCAGGTGTCCGCTGCCACGCGAAGCGGGGCGATGACCAGCACCTTGCGAGCCAGGAAGCTGTCCAGGCAGAGGTCGAAGATGGCGGTCAGGGTAATGACGCTTTTGCCAAGGCCCATGTCCAAGAAGATCGCCGAAACGGGATGCTCCAGGATGAAGTCCGTGGCGTAGGTCTGGTATTTATGAGGACTGTATTTCATCCAAGATCCCTCCAATCTGTTCTTCGCTGTCGATGCGGTACACCGGAAAGCCCAGAGTCTCCAGCTGCTTTTTCCGTCTCATTTGCAGTGGCCGGAGCGCCTTGCCCGGCGCTTTCAGTTCAACGAAAGCGATTTTCCCCTTGGGGAGGAGCACCAGGCGGTCTGGCACTCCATCAAACCCAGGGCTTACAAACTTGGGCGCGAGACCGCCCATGATTCGGACGGCCTTCACCAGTTTGGCTTCAATGGTTTTCTCCCGCATACCGGCCTCCTGTGTTCTTGGAACGCAAAAATCCCTTTACGCGCGTATATGCGTGTTTTGCGTGCTGATAACCTCTATTTCTTACATCTTTCGATATATAAGAAATGTTAGGAACACAGGAACAAGGAAGCCGGTTTTCCTTACTGCTTATGGGGCTTCCGCCGTTCCCATGGGGTGTTCCGGTGTGGGTTCCAAAGCGCAGAGGTGCCCCTGGGAACCTGTTCCCAATTTGTGTGCCTGTCTGCTTTTTCACTTGGAACACTCCTTCGGAACAAAGACATACTGTGGACCGTAGAGTGGAATGCGCACTTTGCTCTCCGCCCGTTTCCAGCCCAGCCGCGCCAGAATGCCCGTCAGCTCGTTGCTGTCGGCGCGGCGCAGATTCGCCCGTTCCTTGCCGAAGCACTCGCACCAAATCTCCATGTTGGACACACTGGTACGCTTGACCGTACCCTTCTCCTGCAGACCGCCAAAGTCGGAGCCGGTGAGGAAATTGCGGCGTTCAAAGAGATCCATCTCCGCCCAGCGTTCCGGCAGCAGGGTGTCCAGATACTCCCGCACCAGGCCCTCGCGCTCATCAGACTCCATGGCTTCCCGCTGTTCGTCCTTCGCAAGGGCATCCATTTCAGGAGAGAGATAGAGCTTCTCGCCCTGGCGGACATACACCAGAGCTTCCGCCCAGATCTGGAGGATCTCCTCGTGGGTCAGGTTCCAGGAGTGCTTTTTCCCGCTGCCGGGGGTCTTGACCGGCCAGAAGCGGCGGTTGCCGGTGGTGTCCCGCAGATAGCCGGACTCGGCGTTGGTGGTGCCGAAGAACACGCACTGGCGCAGATGGGGCGTGGCCCGTTTGCCGAACGCCGCCCGGTAGATGTCGTTCTGCCGGGAGAGGAAGGAGCGCAGGGTCTCCACCTCGGCCTTCTTCAGACCGGCCAGCTCGCCGATCTCCAAGATCCAGTACCCCTGGAGCTTCTCGGCGGCGGTCTTGTCCTTGGTGTCGCCCAGGTTCAGGCTGTCCGAAAACCACTCTCCGGCCAGCTTGGCGATGAGGGTGCTCTTACCCACACCTTGGGGGCCGTTGAGCACCAGCATGGAGTCGAACTTGCAGCCCGGACGCAGTACCCGGCTGATGGCGGCGCAGAGGGTCTTCCGGGTCACCGCCCGAACGTATGCGGTGTCGGCGGCACCCAGGTAATCCACCAGCAGCGTATCCACGCGGGGGACCTTGTCCCACTCCGGCAGGCTCTCGATGAACTCTCGGATGGGGTGATAGGCCCGGTCATCCGCTACCTTGGTCACGGCGATATCGTAGTTCCGGGCGGAGAAGGTGCCGTAATGGGTGTCCACATAGCTGATGAGCTGGGCGTCATCGGCGTCTCGCCAGAACTTGGAGGGATGCTTCCAGGGCACCTCGCCCTTGATCTCCATCCCGTCCAGGAGCTGGTTAAACACCACGCCCTTGAGGTTGGGGTCGTTCTCCAAAATGATGGTCAGGTTGTGCAGGGTGTTCTTCACATGGCCGGACTTGTCCAGCTCCAGGCCGTTTTGCCAGTCCTCATCGGAAAACTCGGCGCTGGCCTGGGCGATGCGCTCTTCGGCGAAGACCGTCTTGACCTTATCGTCTCCCAGAGCCAGGTCGCTCATGGCTTTGAAGGAGGGCAGCTTGCCCGGCGGGGTATCCAAACCCACATTCTCGTCCAGCTCCCGGAATTTGTGGAGCCGCACCAGGTCGAAGGCGTTTAACAGCTTGCCGCAGACCGGGTCGGTGGCGTGGTGGCTGTATGCGAATTTCCCATCGTAAACCACCACGCCGGCGGCGGAGTCGGCGGGGATATAGTCGTACCGTCCGTTCATGGAGGACGGTTCGTAGACATCGGAAAGGAAGGTTTCGATTGCTTCCTCAATGGTATAGGCGCGGCAGAAAGCGCCCACGATGCCGGGCTTTTCCAGGGGATCGGCCTGCTGGGTGATGCTCCGGCGCACCGCTTCGGACTGCCGGGAGGAAACCGGCCAGGTGGAAGCGTCATGCCAATCGGCGTACTTGGCGAGATAAGCGTCCGGGTCCAGCAGAGGGCCATCCTTGGTCTTGTAGAAGAACTCGCCGTTGGCGGAGGTGGATGGCCAGTACATCAGGCGGCAGGCTTCATAAGTGGTATCGTCAAACAGGTCTATGCCGATCTCCTTGGCCACCATCCGGGCCACCGCCGGGTACTCTTCTTCGGTGATGTCACGGGCCAGGGGGATGATCATCCGCAGCCGGGGATGGTCCGGCGTGTGTTTATGGGTGGAGTAGACGCAGCACTGAAAGTCGTGGAGCAGGTCAATTTCGTCCCAGATCCCCGGCTCGCCATAGTCCATGTCCAGGGTGAGCATGGAGCGGCAGAGCACCATGCCGTTCTTGCGCCGGCCTTCCCGGAGCTGACCGCCCACAAAGCCGCCCACATCCTTGATGTTGTCCTGGGCGCCCTTCTTCAGCTTGCGGTATTCCTCCACGGTTTCCGTGGTACGGATGGTGGATCTGACCCTTTGGCACAGGTCCTCCCAGGAAATATCCCGGTTCTTCCACTTCTTATCCATGCGGCTGTTGCCTACAGCGATTTTCATACGGACACCTCCTGGCAGTTCTCGGTAAAGTAGCGGATGGTCTGGCCTTTGCGCTTGGCCTTCTCAATTTCTATGCTCATACCCTTGGAGATGGTGTCCCCGAACACCCAAAGCTCGGCGCATTTGGTGAGCAGAACGATGTCCATGAACAGAGCCAGATCCCGCTCTCTGGGGTTGGCATCGTTCATAAACCGGGGAAAGTACAGATGGGGCGCGATGGGGATATACCCGGTGTCCACCGCGAAGCGGCAGTAGCGCGCCGCCTTTTCCTGGTTGCCCTCCACATCCCCGGAGAGCGGAGAGCAGATGTAAACCACCGGACGGAACGAGTGGAGCTTGCGCGCCTCGTTCTCGATCCGGGTTAAGGCTTCGTAGGGTGTGGGGTCATAGTAGCCCTCACAGTTGTATTTGTTGATTCCCATAAGGGTCACCTCAGTCTTTCTGATAGAAATCGCAGACATAACCGTCCGCGCGGAGCAGCAGTCCTCCCGCCCAGGCTGGGGTCTGGCCCATGATGGCGCAGATGTCCTCCAGGGAGGAATCCGCCGGCGCTTCGATCACCGCTTCGTCATGGACGTGCATCACGATTTGGTACCTCGCCGCTTCCAACCGGCGCATGGCTTCCACCAGGATGTCGCGGGCGGTGGCTTGGACGATGTTCTCCACAAATTTGGGGCCGTAGCTCTCCAGCCGCAGCCACTTTTTCTGTTCTCCGACACCTTCGTAGGTGACGGACTCGCTACCATAGCGGTTGACGCCCATCTTGGGCTTCACATACACCAGCCTTCTGCCGGAAGGGAGCACGATGAACATCATGCCGCTTTGATAGAAGAAGCGGATGCCGTGTGTCTCGGCTGGTACTCTGTCCCGGACGCAGGTGGTAGCGGCGCGGTCCACGTCCCACCAGAACTTCACGATGCGGGGATTGGACTGCCGCCAGGCGTCTACCAGGGGTTTCAGCTCCTCCTCGGTCAGGCCGTAATTCAGCGCGCCCATGGCCTTCAGCGCCCCCACTGACCCGCCATAGCCCAAGGCCAGCTCCGCGATTTTGCCCTTCTGCCGGAGGTGACCGTTGACGCCGTGCTTGACCACGGGGACGTGGAACATCTGGCTGGCGGAAGCGCAGTAGATATCCCCGCCCTGGGCGAACACCTCCTGCCGCCATTGCTCCCCGGCAATCCAGGCGATGACCCGCACTTCGATGGCCGAAAAGTCCGCCACAAAGAAGCGGCATCCCGGTTTCGGAATAAAGGCGGTGCGGATCAGCTCGGAGAGCACCAGCGGGACGGAGTCGTAGAGCAGCTCCACGGCGTCAAAGCGCCCGTCCCGCACCAGCATCCGGGCCTGTTTCAGATCGGGCAGATGGTTCTGCGGGAGGTTCTGCACCTGAATGAGCCGCCCGGCAAATCTGCCGGTCCGATTGGCACCATAAAACTGGATCAGGCCGCGAGCGCGGTCATCCGGGCAGACCACTGACTCCATGGCGGTGTATTTCTTGACGCTGCTCTTGGCCAGCTCCTGCCGCAGGGACAGGGCCAGCTCCACCTCGCCCTCCGCATGGGACAGAAGTTCCAGTACGGATGCTTTGGAGAGGGACTCGGCTTCCACGCCCTTTTCCGCCAGCCACGCTTTGAGCTGGGCGGGGCTGTTGGGGTTCTCCAGCCCGGTGACCGAGCGGGCCTGTTCTAAATGGGTGCGTTTGAACCGCTCGTCACAACGGATGGCCTGGACCACCAGGGTGCGGTCCAGCAGGATACCCCGGTCGTTGATGCGCTGGTCGAGATGGTAGTTATCCCACTCTTCCGGGGAGACCGGGAATCGTGACAACTTCTGCTGAATGGACATCTCCGTCTCCACATCCCGGAGGTTATAGGCTTTGAACGCGGCCCACTTCTCCGGCGCGTCTGCGGGAAGGTGGCGGAATGTGGAACCGTCCCTGGCCTTCGCCGGCGTGCAGAAATAGCGCACCAGGTCTTTGCCCTCCTTGAGCTTCTGCTTCTCCAGTCCCAGCACGGCGCCGGCTCCCTCCAGGGAGAGGGGCAGGCCCAGGGTGGCTGACCACACCATGGTGCAGTACCAGGAGTCGGGGTCCAGGTATTGTCCGACAGGGTACCCCAGGTACCGGGAGAGACACACCCGCTCGAACTGTGCGTTGAAGGCCCACTTGAATACCGCTGGGTCGGTCAGCGCAGCCAGCACATCGGCGGGGATGCCTTCGCCGGCGGTGAGATCCACCACCCGGACGGGGCCGCTGTCCACGGAATAGCCGAACAGCAGCACTTCAAACTCCGGGGCCTGGCAGTAGCGGTACACGCCGCACTTGGCCAGCGGCTCCGGGGAAAAGGTTTCAATATCGATGGATAGCGTTTTCATAGGACCTCCTTTCCTGTGGCATAAGGGCGGCAGAGGTCGCCCTCCGCCACCCTCGCCGGATGCTCGTTAGGAAAGGAAATCGTCATCGAAATCGGTGGAGAAGTCATCAGCGGCAGAGGAACGACCGCCCAGAGGTTCACCGTCCCGCACCTTCTGGATGTTGCCCAGGCCGCAGGCGATGCCGCGGTTCCCGTTGGAGTTGAAGGCGTAGAAGTTGATGGACACACGGGCGTAGCAGCCGGAATAGACTTCGGCGCGGTCCAGGATGGGCTGCACAGCGCGGTCCACGATCTGAGGTGCGGTGGTGCTGTTGGCGTTGACAAAGTAGGCGCCCTTGTAGGCTTCATCGCCCCGCTCCAGATCACCGTCCCGCAGGGGGAGCTTCAGCGCGGCCTTGTTGGGGATCTTGCCGCCGAACTTGGCGGCTCCGTCCTTGATGGCGGCGTCCACGGCGGCGTTGATGGCATCGATGGTCTTGGTGTCGCTCTTAGGGATGATGAGGGAAACGCTGTACTTGGGGTTGCTTCCGTTGATGGAAGCCGGCTCCCAGACATTGGCGTAGGACAGGCGGACAACACCGGTGACCACCTTGGTCGGGTTCTTGTGATTGACAGACATATCGTTATACCTCCGTAATTTCAGTAAATTCTTGGGCGGCATCCATCGTGGTGATGGCCGGACGCCGGTCGGATACCGGGACCAGGGTCGGCCTGCCCTTGGGCTTCTCGACCAGACCACCGAGCACCTCGGCAAAAGTCTTTTTGCCCATGAGCTTCTCCATCTCGGTAATGGGGATGAGAGATTTTTTGAAGATGTCGTGGTATCCGACGGCGTTAGCGGCGCGGATCACGGCTTCCTTGTCTGTGTACTTGCGGTTGGTTCGGCTCTCCACCAGCTTGAAACCGTGCCACACCTTGCCGTGGTGAATGGCGGCGTCCTGAGCATAGGCTTCGATCTCGCCGGCCCACTTGGTCAGGCCGGGCAGTCGGGAGAGTATGTCCTCGATTTCCGCATCGGTGAGTAGCGGCGGCATGGCGAACTCGTACTTGGCGAGCTGGAGCTTGGCTTCCGCTCTGGCGCGGCACTTCACCGCCGCCTTGCAGAAGGTACACCAGGGGCCGGGAACATAGTCTCCTTCACCCTGGTAGGCCATTTCCGCCTTGGGCTTGAGGGTGTGTTCCGCCCAATCCATGAGCTGCTCCACGGTGATCGTCCAGGTGGACACATTCTCCCGGCGGGGCTGGTAAATGCTCATGGCAACCTGGGTAATGTCATAGAGATGGTCGAACTGCCGGAGCGCGCCCAGGGCGTACAGCATCATCTGGGGATTTTCCTCCGCGTCCACCAGAACCCCCTGCCCGTACTTGAAATCGATGATGTGCAGGAGCTTGTCCGCCACAATCAGGCAGTCACCGGTGCCAAAACCGTCTGGCACATAACAGGAGAAGTCCAGCCGCTGTTCGATGAGGACGAGAGGGTCGGCGCAGAGCGCCTTTGCTTCCTCCAGCTGCTCCAGCACGAATTCCACATACCCATCGGTATAGGCGTCCATTTCATCGCAGTCATACGGGCTGACGGGTTTCCGGGAACGCAGCTTCAGCGCCTTTTTGAGCTTGTGCTCGGCGAGAGCATGGGCGGCGGTGCCTTCAGCTGCGGCTTCTGTCTCACGGTCGGCGAACTCCAGCTCCAACCGCGCCGAGGGGTTGCAGTGGAGCCAGCGATGGGCGCCGCTGGCAGAGAGAACGGCGTGTTTGGAAGGCGGCATCAGAGCACCTCCGCATCCTTCAGCAGAGCCGGGTAGTGTTTGGGATCTACTGCTGACAGCTTCGGCGCGCCGTACTTCTGCAGCAGCTCTCGGACCGCATCGGTTTTCCCATCATGGCTCTTTTCAGCCAGCACCGCCCGAACCTGCTCCAGCGTGACCGCCGGTTCTGTGGGAGGGGACGGAGCGGTCTTCTGTACCGGCTCGGCTTCCGGCGCGTCTCCCTGGGTCATGGCATCCGCCAATGCCTGGAGACTGTCGGCAAGGGAGCGCATATCCTCCACCACATCCAGGAGGAGCTTGATCTTACTCAACCGTTGCACCTCCCTCCGGCAGTTCGGTGATGTCCAGGGATTCCACGGTATTGCCGGGGATGAGGATCATCACGCGCTCTTTGCGGCCCAGGAGGCGGGTGAGCATCTTCTCCCGCAGTGTCACGCTGCGGCATCTGACTACCCCACCGGTCTGCGGCTCCTTGGACACGCTGATTTTAAGTCTGTGTCTCATGGCGTTCAGTCCTTTCTGGAAGGAGGATTTCTTGCCCTTCCGAGATACGGCCAGGAGAACGGGCGGATATGAGGGTCAGCCTAGAAGTTTTTTTAGTTTTTTCTTCACCGTCTGCAAACGGTGAGAGATGGCGGACTGCGTTACGCCCATCCAGGCGGCGTAGTCGTTGACGCTGACTCCTTCAAAGTAGATGGCGCGGATCATAGCCTGCTGGCCGAGGTCGAGTTTCTGGATGGCGGCGCGGAGTCGTTCTTCATCGGTGGGGCCGGCAAAGAGGGCTTCCAAACCAGGGTCTTCCACGGCATAGTCCATGCCTTCATAGACCTTGCCTTCCAGCGAGTAATGCCGGCGGGTCTCCTTGTGATCGTTGTTGTACTCTTGGCGATCCAGGTCGACAATCACGGCACAGATTTCCTCAGAAACCTCAACCTCCGCGACCTCTCCAGTGACAAATTTGTAGGTAATCTTCATTTTGTGTCCTTTCCGCTCGAAGACGAGCCGGGCGGAGAGACACAAAAAAGAGTCGGTGCGCTGATGCACACCGACTCCTATTGCCTAGAATGAGCGCAACTGGTAGCGGTGGGTGCATCAGAGTTTCAGCATGGGTTATAACCATGGTGAACTCTCTATGCATCCCGCCGCCCTAATGCGCATCTCAGGCTGTGAGATTATTTTTAATGTTCTTGTGCAGCACTTTGATTTCACAAAGTGTGCAAAGAAGAATTTTCATGTTTTGACCAGAAATTAAAGGATCATCACCTCCCGGAAACTAATTGAGATCCGCTTCAATGGCGTACAGTTCGCTGAAAATATCAGGCAGGTCACTAGAGCGGAGATCCCCAGTGCCGTGTGCGCCGTAGCGTCTGAAAACAGCTTCAACTACTGCTGCGCCTAACTGAGACTCGATTACAGCAGCGGTATTTTCAATGTTCACAATCCAGTTATCACGTTCACGCTTTGTCACTGCTTGTCCCTCCTTGTCAGGTTCAGCTTCCTAATCCGGATAGTAGGCTGTTAATGGTACCGACCTCCCAACTCCGGAATGTTCATGGCCAGTGAACACGCTGAGAGGCAGTAACTGTGAAACGACGAATTATCAAAAGTGAGTTTTAGTCGATTTATACCATTTATAGCCTAAATTCGTTGATTTTTAGGCTTGAACATGATAGAATTAAATATCAAGGTCCATGGTTCGACGCTCTGTCTTTCTCATCTCCGTCATCTACTAATAGGATACCGATATGAAAAAGGACTTCCTATAGGCGCAAGGACCGTGAAAAAAGGACTTTCAGGACTTTTAATAGGACTTTTCTGAAAGGGGTGATTTGCATAGATTTCGCTCATTTTTGCAAAGGAATATATAGCTCCACCGATGGAGTAGCAAATCAAGATTCCTTCGTCGCAGAGGTATTTAGGGCCGCAGGAAGCAGTTACACTTTTGCAAAGAAAAGCGCATACAGCGCATCTAATTATGGTGTTAAGCTGTTCAACGGTGGCAAACCCTTATCAAAGAAGCATAGGGACTCTTTCCCAAATCCGATAAATACGACCGGTCTTGCGAAGTATTTGTCGGAGCATATAAAAAAAGCGTCCGCCAGAACCGTGATGAACTACTTCACGATCCCAACGGACACAGATATAAATACTTCGGCTTTGGCAAAAGCCCTCGCAGACCAGTTCCAGATAATCATACACGAGCCGGACTCCAATGCCGATATCATTGCAACGAACTATCAGCGGTATTTGTCAGAGCCGGAAATGGACGAGCCGTCATTTCATAAACCGCTCTATGATGGGGATGCCTTCTGGGTTGAAACGCCACCTTCCGATCGACGACATGTGGTTGATTTTTATGAGCACTTCACCCACACTTGGGAACTGCTTAACGCCGGGAAGGTCACATGGACGGGCCGAAAACTTATTTGTATAAACGAGGATTCCATTACTCCCTACGCCATGCAGCAATCAATTGATATCCCTGATACAGCTCCAAATAGAAGGGTTATTTTGTCGATAGAATTTGATGCTCGTGGCGATGAGAACTCTTTCGAGAGCAAATGGGTTATGGTAGATAAAGACAATAAGGAGTGCTACCCGAACTATTCGAGCCCATTTAATGTAATGATTATAGTCGAGAACAAGACATTTAGGAGATCTGGAGGTAACTAAATTGGGTAACGAGAACATTGAAAAATGGTCAACATTGAAAGAAGTCCAAGCATACCTTGGCGTCGGCAGAGAAACCATTTTGCAGTGGATCGCTAAGAGAAATATGCCAGCCTATAAAGTGGGTAAGCTGTGGAAATTCAAGCTATCCGAGGTGGACGACTGGATTCGATCTGGCGGCGCAGCTGATGATAACTGCAAAGAAAATTGAGATACAAATTCAGATATAGGCTAGCTTAGGCGCTCTATACCGAGAAAGGAAATCAAGCATGGATAATCAAGTGCATAATCAAATAGTAAGCTTTATATGGGGAATTGCAGATGACTGTCTACGTGATGTATATGTGCGTGGCAAATATCGTGATGTCATTCTCCCGATGACGGTCATCCGCCGTTTGGATGCTATGCTGGAAGAAACAAAATCCCCAGTATTAGCTATGAAAAAGCAGCTCGACGCTGCAAAGATCGATAACCAGTGGCCTGCGCTGTGCAATGCAGCGGGACAGGCTTTCTGCAATGCATCTCCCTTCCTGCTGAAGGATTTGACCAGTCGCGCCAAAGCGCAGACACTCAAAGCTGACTTCATTGCGTACCTTGATGGTTTTTCTCCTAATGTGCAGGTCATTCTAGATAAGTTCAAATTTCGAAATCAGATTGATACGATGGTGGATGCAGATATTCTCGGTGCAGTCATTGAAAAGTTTACATCCTCTGACATTAACTTGAGTCCGAATCCTATTTACAAGGACGATGCGAAGACGATCCTTAAACACCCTGGTCTTGATAACCACGGCATGGGTACCATTTTTGAGGAGCTGATTCGGAAGTTTAATGAAGAAAATAACGAGGAAGCCGGAGAGCACTGGACTCCTCGTGATGTTGTCGAGCTCATGGCTGACCTTGTGTTCGTACCGATTGCCGATAAAATCAAAGACGCTTCCTATTCCTGTTATGACGGAGCCTGCGGTACCGGTGGAATGCTCACCGTCGCTCAGGATAGACTTTTGACGCTTGCCAAGAGACGCGGCAAGGAAGTCGCTATCCATCTGTTTGGGCAGGAAATCAATCCGGAAACCTACGCGATCTGCAAAGCGGATATGCTGCTGAAGGGCGATGGTGAAGAGGCCGAGCATATCATGTACGGCTCCACACTTTCCGACGACCAGCACGCATCCCGCCAGTTTGACTTTATGCTTTCAAATCCGCCCTACGGCAAGAGTTGGAAGACCGATGCTGAGAAGATGGGCGGCAAGAAGGAAATTCTCGACACACGCTTCAACACCTATCTGGAAGGTGGCGAAATCATGCCGATGATCCCGCGTACCAGTGATGGCCAGCTCCTGTTCCTACTGAACAATGTATCAAAGATGAAAAAAGACACCGAACTTGGCAGCCGTATAGCTGAAGTACATAACGGCTCCTCCATTTTCACCGGAGACGCCGGAAGTGGAGAAAGTAATGCTCGCAGATATCTGATTGAGAATGATCTTGTAGAAGCAATTATTGCCTTACCAGAAAACATGTTTTATAACACGGGCATAGGGACATTTATCTGGATTCTTTCAAACAAAAAGGAAGAACGACGCAAAGGAAAAATCCAGCTGATTGATGCTACGGCTATGAAGTCTCCGCTGCGCAAAAATATGGGCAAAAAAAATTGCGAGTTCACACCGGAACTCCGTAAAGAAATTGTGCGCATCTTTATGGAAATGGAAGAAAGTGAAGTTAGCATGATATTCAATAATGAGGAATTTGCCTACTGGTCTATTACAGTGGAGCGTCCCCTTCGGTTGCGTGTATACCTCGACAGAGAAATTCCTGCAGATATTTTCAAAAAAGCAGATGAATTAGCTGCTATTAGAAAAGCTCTTGCTTCTGTTTCAGTAGGAACGCCTACTGATGACTGGACTGCCTTTGCTAAGGAAACGAAGCTGAAAGCGACCCAGCTTAAGAAAATCCGACCATTTATTACAGAGAAAGACCCGACTGCAAAACCAATACATGGTGAGGCAGATACAGAATTACGAGATACGGAGATTGTTCCCTTTTTATATGAGGGCGGAATAGATGCCTTCATGGAACATGAGGTTTTGACATATGCTCCAGATGCGTGGATAGACACTAAGAAAACAACTGTCGGTTATGAGATTAGCTTTTCCAAATATTTCTACAAACCCACACCTGTACGCGATATGAAATCCATTTTGGCAGGGCTGGAAGCGTTGGAGAAATCGTCTGATGGGATTTTATCAGAAATTATGGGAGGGCTATTGAATGAGTACTAATCTCTTTAATCCCTCCGACAAGCGTAGCTATCCTTCCCGATGGCCGCTTTATAGAGGCAAACAATTATTTCGGGTGATTGATGAGCGATCAGAGGAAGGCACAGAAGAACTGCTATCTGTTTCTCATATCACAGGAATAACGCCGCGAAGCCAAAAGAATGTTACCATGTTTCAGGCAGAGTCTCTGGTCGGATATAAGCTGTGCCAGATAGGAGATATTGCTGCAAATACGATGTGGACTTGGCAAGGAGCAATCGGTGTTTCAAATTATGCCGGAGTGGTCAGTCCAGCTTATAATGTGTATCGCCAGAACGGAGAGGTTTATAATCCCCGTTTCCTTGATATGCTTCTGCGGGAACGAAGGCTGATTGATGTATATCATTCTCTTTCAACGGGAATCAGACCATCGAGGTTAAGACTCTACCCTGATGTATTTCTGACTATTCGGTTTCCTGTACCACCGAGAGAAGAACAGGATCATATCGTTCGATACTTAGATTGGAAAGTGTCTGAAATAAACAGACTGATTACTACCCACCGAAAAGAAATCGCTCTGCTTAACGAACTGAAAAGTAACATCATTGACAAAGCAACCACAAGAGGCATTGCCTCTTCTGATGTCGTTCACAATAATGATATCCGTTGGGATATTGATTACCCGAAGCATTGGAAAATACAGCGTATTAGGAAATCATTTAGCTTCAGAAAAGGTCTGCCCATAACAAAAGCAAACCTTGAAAAAAGTGGAATTGCCGTCATCAGCTATGGGCAGGTACATTCAAAAAAGAACTCCGGCGTTGGGTTAAACTCGGATTTGATAAGATTTGTAAACAAATCTTATCTGTTGTCAAATCCTTCTTCGCTTGTCGAAAAGGGAGATTTTATATTTGCTGACACTTCTGAAGATGTTGCTGGTTGTGGAAACTGTGTCTATGTTGATTGGGATGACACTATATTTGCGGGATACCACTCTATCATCGCTCATCCTAACGGGACAAGTAATAACAAGTACCTTGCATACTTGTTTAAATCTCCAACTTGGCGATATCAAATCCGTAAGAAAGTTAACGGAGTTAAGGTTTACAGTATCACTCAAAGAATGCTGAAAGATGCCTTTATTTTAGTACCACCCCTTAATGAGCAGGAGTCTATAGTTGCCTATCTTGATAGCATATGTATGAAAATTGACATTTTGATCGAGAAAACAAACCGAAAAATCAAAGATTTGCAAGAACTGCGGACTCGTCTCATAGGGGATGCCGTTACAGGTAAAATCGATGTGCGTGGCATCGAGATACCCAATTACGAATATGTCGCAGATGAGGCTGACACTGAATCGGACGAGGATGTCGATGTGGAAGAAATTGACGAACGGGAGGATTGA